GTCGGTGCTGCCGGGGGCGGCGCCGGCGAATGCGCCGGGGTGGCTGGTGGAGTTGTTCGGCGGCGGGCGCGGGACGGCGGCGGGGGTGAGCGTTTCCGAGGAGTCGGCGCTCACGTTTTCGGCGGTCTACGCGTGCATGCGGATTCTCGCGGAGTCGGTGGCGGCGCTGCCGCTTAAGGTCTACCGGCGCCGCGGGGATCGCGGGAAAGAGCCGGCGCGGTCGCATTGGGCGTGGTCGCTCTTGCACGACGCGCCGAATCCGGACATGACGGCCGTCGTGTGGCGCGAGCTCGGGATGGTGCACGTGCTCGGCTACGGGAACGCGTTCTCGCGGATCGAGTGGGCGGGAAACGGGGCGGCGCGCGCGGTCTGGCCGATCCATCCGGCGCGGGTGACGGTGAAGCGGACGGTGGCCGGGGCGCTGGTCTATGAGGTGCAACCGGACGCGGCGACCGATCCTCCGGGCGGGCATCCGGCCGTGGTGCCGGCCGAGGACATGGTGCACGTTCCGGCGCTCGGGTGGAATGGGTTGGTGGGGCTCTCGCCGGTGCGGCTCGCGCGGGAGGCGGTGGCGCTCGGGCTGGCGGCGGAGGCGTTCGGGGCCGGGTTCTTCGGCAACGGGGCGCGGCCGGGCGGGGTGCTCGAGGTGCCGTCGGGGCTCCGGCCGGCGGACGTGGAAAAGCTGCGCGAGCGGTGGGAAGCGTCCCACCAGGGCACGGGCCGGGCAAACCGGGTGGCGGTGCTCGGGCTCGGGTCGAAGTTCGTGCCGACCACCATTCCGCCGGAGGACGCGCAGTTCCTCGAAACGCGGCGCTTTCAGGTGTCGGAAGTCGCGAGGATTTTTCGGGTTCCGCCGCATATGCTGGCCGACCTCGAGCGGGCGACGTTTTCGAACGTGGAGCATCTCGGGCTCGAGTTCGTGATGCATTCGCTCCGGCCGTGGTTGGTGCGGTGGGAACAAGAGCTCAACCGTAAGCTGTTCGGCACGGCGGGGACGGCGGGGCTCTACTGCGAGCACGCGGTCGACGGGCTGCTGCGCGGCGATCAAGCGAGCCGGTTCAATGCCTACGCGGTGGGCCGGCAATGGGGGTGGCTCTCGGCCGATGACGTGCGCGAGCTCGAGAATCTCCCGCCGCTCGCGGACGGTGCGGGGAGTGCGTACCTGCAACCGCTAAACATGGTGCCGGTGGGCGAACCGGCGGCGGGGACGGCTCCCCCGCCGGCTCCGGTGTCGGGCGTGGACGGCGCGCCGGCGCCGGCCGAGGGCGACGGGGAGCGGGCGGCGCTCCGGCGCGCGTGCGCGGTAACGGTGCGGGCGGCGTTCGCGCGGTTCGCGCGGCGGGAGGAGCGGGCGCTCCGGCGGCTGGCGGAGCGGGCGCGGAAGTCGCCGACGGGCGCGGCCGGGTTCCTCGAGGCGGTGGCGGCGTTCTACGCGGAAAGCGAGCCGATCCTGCGCGCGGAGCTCGAGGCGCTCGCGGAGGCGTTCGCGGGGGTGTGGGAGGGCGAGCCGGAGGCGGAAGCTCGGGAGTATGTAGCGGCGTCGCTCGAGCAAGTGCGCGGGCTGGTCAAGGCGGAGGAAATGGGGGCGCGGTTGGACGAGGGGCTGTGGTGTGTCGAGGTGCGGGCGGAGGAGTGGACGCGGACGCGGCCGGACGTGGCGGCGCGGCGATTCGAGGCGGAGGAGGTGGGGCAGTGAGCAAGCGGACGGGGCAGGCGGGCGAGGTCGAGCGGCGGTTTCTGCCGCTCGAGGCGGCGGAGCTGCGGCTCGCGCCGGCGGAGGCGGAGGGCGAGCCGGAGCGGATCCGGGGATGGTTCGCGATTCACGAGCGGTGGTCGCCGGTGTACGGGGACTTCCGCGAGCGGATCGCGCGGGGCTTCTTCCGGCCGGCGCTCGAAGCGCTCGCCGACGTGCGGGCGCTCTGGAATCACAACCCGGACTTCGTGCTCGGGCGCACGCGGAGCGGAACCCTCCGGCTCGAGGAGCGGGAGGATGGCGACGTGTCGGGCCTGTGGGGCGAGATCAACCCGCCGGCCGCCGGGGTGCTTCGCGAGTTGGCGCTCGAGCCGATGCGCCGCGGCGACGTGACGGGCGCGAGCTTCGCCTTCACCGTGGCCGAGGACGCGTGGGAGGAGGGCGAAGGCGGGATCTGGCAGCGGACGCTCGTGCGGATCGGCGAGCTCCTCGAGGTGTCGCCAGTGACCTTCCCGTTCTACCCCGAGACGGCGCTCGCACTGCGCTCGCGGGAGGCGTGGCGGGCCGGGCACCAGGCGCCGGAGGCCGAGCCGGGCGGGCCGGACGCGGGGCGGAAGCTGCGCCAGCTCCGGGCCGAGCTCGAGGTGGTCGCCGACTAGGGCGATTTTCGGAAGGTGGGCGCGGAGGGCTTCGGTACTCTCGCGCCGAAGACGAGGCAACCGCGCAACGCCGAGACGGGCGCGGGGCCGAAACCCGGACTGACACGGGCTCGGTTCCGCGCCTTTCGCGCGTTCGGCCGGCCCAAACGAGGAGGGCGGACGGCCCATGAACAAGAGAGTGCGAGAGATGCTCGAGCAGCGGGCGCGGCTCGCCGAGGAGGCGGGCCGGATCCTGACCCGCGCCGAGGGCGAGAAGAGGCAGCTCACGAGCGAGGAGCAGGCGCAGTTCGACGCGCTGCACGAGAAGATCGCGGCGCTCAAGGTCGACGCGGACGCTCTGGCGGCCACGCTGGCGAAGCAGGCCGAGGTCGAGGCGGAGCTCGAGGGCGCGCGGACGGTGACGGAGAGCGGCGCCGAGAGCCGCGGCGCTCGCGGCGGGGTGAGCTCGGCGATCAAGGCCTTCCGATCGTTCCTGGTGAGCGGCCGCGGGAGCCTCACGGGCGAGGAGCTCCGGGCGCTGCAGGTGGATTCGCCGACGGCCGGCGGCTACCTGGTCGCGCCGCAGGAGTTCACGGCGGAGCTGATCAAGGCGATCGACGACCAGACCTTCATCCGGCAGCTCGCAACGGTGCTGCCGGTCACGGCCGCCGAGTCGCTCGGCGCGGCTTCGCTCGACGCGGACCCGGCCGACGCCACCTGGACGAGCGAGCTCGGCACGGGATCGGAAGACTCGACGATGGCGTTCGGTAAGCGGGAGCTCAAGCCGTACCCGCTCGGCAAGCGGATCAAGGTGTCGCGCCGGCTCCTCCGGCTCGCGTCGGCGGCCGAGGGGATCGTGCGGGATCGGATGGCCTACAAGTTCGGAATCACGCTCGAGAAGGCGGCAATGACCGGCAGCGGTGCCGGCCAGCCTCTCGGCGTGTTCACGGCATCGAACGACGGCATTCCGACCTCCCGCGACGTGGCGACCGGCAACGCGGCCACCTACCCGACGCTCGACGGCCTGATCGAAGCGAAGTACGCGCTCAAGGGCGGATACTGGCAGCGCGCGGCCTGGATCTTCCACCGCGACATCGTCAAGCTGATCGCGAAGCTCAAGGACGGCGAGGGGCGGCCGGCGCTCGAGCTCGCGAGCACGCCGGGGATGCCGGATCGGCTGCTGGGCCTGCCGCTCTACGTGAGCGAGTACGCGCCGAACACGGCGACCTCGGCGCTCTACGTCGGCATCGTCGGGGACTTCTCCTACTACTGGCTCGCCGAGGCGCTGCAGTTCGAGCTCCAGCGGCTCGACGAGCTCTACGCGGAGAGCAACCAGGTGGGCTTCATCGGCCGCCTCGAGGCGGACGGGATGCCGGTGCTCGCCGAGGCCTTTGCTCGCGTGAAGCTGGGCTAAGGGGGACGACATGAGCCTGCTGAAGAACACTGCGATTTCCTACGGCGGCGCGGCCGTGGCGATGGCCAATGACACGGACAACAACAGCTCCCGGCTCGACATGGCCGGATGGGATGGCGTGGTTTTCGTGACCACGATCACGGACTGCCTGCAGACGGGCGTCGCGGCTCTCACGGTCGAGGGCAACACGAGCGACGCGGACGCGGGCATGGCGGCGATCTCGGGCGCGGTGGCCACGGCCACCTCGGCCGCGAACGACGACCTCAACGGGCAGCTCCTCATCGTCGACGTGTACCGCCCGCAGAAGCGCTACGTGCAGGGCGTGCGGACCTCGGCGACGGCCAACGTCGCATTCGGCGAGATTCTCGCCATCCGCTACCGGGGCCGGAAGGCTCCGGTGACGCAGGGCGCGACGGTGGCGGCTTCGGCGTTCGCGGTCGGGAGCTGACGCAAGTGGACTACCGGGGAGCGGGCGACAGGACTCTCCCTCCCGCTCCCCTCTTTTTCTCCGGAGGCTGTGACGCATGAGCTACGAGACGAAGGTCTACCGCGAGCCGCAAGGCGCCGTGCTCACGGTGGCATCGGGCGGCGCGATCGACGTCGAGACGGGTGGAAAGTTCCTGGTCAATGGGACGCAGAAAGCGCACATCGCCGACGCGGCCGCAGCGGCGGGAGCGGCTCCCGACAAGGCGGAGTTCGACGCGGTGGTGGGGAAGCTCAACGCGGTGCTCCTGGCGCTCGAGGGCGTCGGGATTCTGGCGAGCTCGTAACGTGGCGAGCTCGGCATCGGTGACGTCGACGGGTGACGTGACGGCCGGGCCGGCGCAGGTGCTCGCGGTGCAGGTGCGGGCGACGGCGGCGGCCGGGTCGGTGGTGCTCAAGGATGGCGGCGCCGGCGGAACGACGAAGCTCACGGTCTACACGCCGGCGAGCGTGGCGGCTCTGGTCACGCTCCCGGTGCCGGGGGGCGGCATCCTCTTCGCGTCGAAGGTGCACGCCACCCTCACGAACGCCGACGGGCTGACGGTGGTCTACCAGTGAGGGTGCTGCTCAAGTCTCTCGCGGCGGGGCCCGGCGGGTGCCTGGCACCGGGCGAGCACGAGGTGCCGGCGGAGCTCGGCCGGGCGCTCGTGGCCGGAGGCTACGCGGTCGCGGTCGAGGTGCGGAAGCCGGAGGCGCCGGCCGAGCCGGTGCCGATGGTGGAGACGGCCGAGGCGCCGATTCGGGGCGAGCGGGCGGAAGCGATGGCGCGCAAGGGGCGGCGGGGGCGGTAGGCCGTGGCGCTCCGGGTGCTCACCCGCTCGGCCTACGGGTCGCTCGTCACGCTCGCGGTTGCGAAGTCGCACCTCGGCGTGTCCGGGGTGACGGAGGATGCCGCGATCGCGGCGCTCCTCGAGCGGGTGCGAGGGCTCTTCGAAGGCGAGCTCGGGCGGCCGCTCCTTCGGCAGCGCTACCTCGAGGCGCTCCCGGTCACGTCGCGGCACCGGGTGGCGCTCTCCGCCTATCCGATCGACGCGCACCAGGTGACGGCCGAGGCCTACGGCGACACGCTCGAGGCCGACGCGATCGACCCGGCGGCGGGGATCCTTTACCGCAACGCGGGATGGTCGGGCGGAACGGCCGGGGCCGAGGAGGCCGAGCCGGCGCTCGAGGTCACGTACTACGGCGGGTGGCTCCCCCCGGACGCGGTGCAGACGTGGGCCACGGGCTTGACGCTCGCGGCGGGGGCGTGGCTGCGGCCGACCTCTCCGGCTCGCGCGCCGTGGCTTTTCGAGGTGACGACGGCGGGGGCGACGGGCGCCGGCCCGGCGGAGCCGACCTGGCCGACCACGGCCGGCGCCACGGTGACGGCAGGGACGGCGGTGCTCACGGCGCGTGACGCCGTGGAAGTTCCGCCCGGGGTGCAGGCGGTGGCGCTCTACGTGACGGGGCTGCTCTACGCCGCCGGCAAGCGCGAGGCGGGGCTTACCTCTCTCTCGGCGGACGGCTTCTCGGCGAGCTGGTCGGCCTCGGTGGCAGCGGCTGCGGGGCTGCCGGAAGAGGCGAGGCGGGCGCTCGACCCGTGGAGGCACGTCGCGTGACGTTCGCGACCGGAGCTCGGGCGGCGAGCGCCGCGGCGATCCGCTACTTCGGCGGCGACCGGACGGTGACGCTCCGCCGGCGGGCCACGCTCAGCAACCAGGTGACGGGGGAGAACGTCTCCGCGCTGCTGGCCGACGGGATCCAAGCCGCTGCGGCGGTGACGCTGGCGCTCAAGGCCACTGGGCTGCGCGGGCGGATCGTGGCCGGGGCGAGCCTGACGGTCGCCGGCCACGCCGCAGCCTACACGGTGCAGGCGGACGCCGAGGCGACGACGGCCGGGAAGCTCGCGGTGTCGATCGCGCCGGCTCTTGCGGCCGAGGTGGCGGACGGCGGCACGGTGACGCTCGCGGCAGGCTACGCCGACCGGACGCTCTACGCGTTCCGCGGCGAGCAGATGCTCGAGGAGACGGCCGACGGGCGGCGGACGGATCGCCGCGCCTACCACCTCGTCGGCGACGACCTCACGGCACCGGCCGAGGGCGACCTCGTGGTGGACGGTGGCGAGAGCTTTCCGGTGGTCGACGTGCGGCCGGTGGCGCCGGGCGGCTCGCCGGCGCGGTGGACGGTGACGGTGGGGGACGCGGTGTGAGGGGCACGGCATACAGCTTCACCGGCCTCGAGGAGTTCGCGGCGAAGTTCCCGGAGGTGGTGGGGGCCTCGGCGACGGAGCTGCTGCGGGAGATCCACGCGAGCATGCACGAGCGGCTGCTCGAGCTCGCGCGGGAGGTGTCGCCGGTCGGCACGGCGCGCGCCAGCGGCCGGCCGAGCTTGCGCGCAAGCTGGCGGAGCTACCCGCCGAACCCGCAGAACGCGATCGCGGCCGGCCGGCCCACGAAGGTCGGGGCCACGGCGCCGCACGCGCTGGTCATCGAAGGCGGCCGGCAGATGGCGAAGACCTACAAGCGCCGGCACAAGAGCGGCACCGTCTCGCAGGTGCGCGGGCGCATGGTGGGATCGAAACAGGCTCCGGTCGGGCTGAAAACGCCGATCCTGACGCGCCTGGCGGCCGAAGAGGAGGCGATCGTCGAGGGCGCGATCCGTCGGGTGATGGGGGGCGACGCGTGAGCTACGGCAGCGAGCGGGCGGCGATCGGGACGCTCCTGGCGACGTTCACCGGCGCGCCGGTGCTCTGGCCGGGGTCGCAGCTCGAGCCGCCGCAGCCGACCTCGCCGCCGGCGCTCCCGGCC